TCCAATCGGCGTCGTCCCAGCCCTCGAGAAGCGAGCGCTCGTAGACCTCGATCGGGCAAACCGCGACCTTCTTGAACGCCCCGGGCTGCGGCACGTCGCGAAAGGCTGCGGCATGATCGAGGATGCCGTCGATCTGCTGCTGGGTCTGGACGCGCAGGCTGAAGCGATTGTGATCGTCTTCGGTGATCAGCGTACGGCGGATTCCAAAAGAATCCTTGTAAATTGTCTTCCGTTCAGTCATAACGAAACGGCCCCCGTGTTCGAGGCGGGAGCCGTTTCTTGACACAGCCGCTCGTAAGGAGAGCAGCGATGCCCAAATCCAAATCTATCCCAAAATATGCCATTGGTCTCTGCGTCTGCGGTCGCCATCTGATGCTCAACGCCCGCTCGCCGGCCGCTTTTACCGCGGCGAGTTGCGGACCTCATGGATATTGTAGCTCTTGCAATCCAGGAGATCCCAAAGACATCAAACACAAAGGCCCATCCACGCCTGCGGAATGGAAGGCTTTCACGGCTTGGATCGAGATGCATGAGCGTGGCGATGCGCCAGTTGTCGAACGTTGGTATGTTTTTGAAAATTTCCTCGCCGATATGGGTAATCCACCACTTACTGAAAAAGAACGAAAATACTACTCTCGCATGGCTGACCATATGCGACCAAATTGAGAGGTCGCGATGCCTGCCTTCAAGGATCTCACTGGTCAACGCTTTGGGCGACTCATCGCCGTAAAATATCTCGGCGGATCGAGTTGGACTTGTCTTTGTGACTGCGGAACAAAAACCGTCGTCACTGGCCATTCCCTGAGAACCGGCCATACTGCTAGCTGCGGATGCTGGAAACGAGATGGCACCGCTATACGATCGCGCAAACATGGCCACAACAAAGTCGGCAAACGAACCCGCACCTATAGAGCTTGGGCCAACATGCTTACTCGATGCCGCAATCCGAAAAGCGGACGTTGGGAAAGCTACGGCGGTCGAGGAATCACCGTTTGCGAACGATGGCTCATTTTTATAAACTTCCTCGCAGACATGGGAGAATGTCCGCCTGGAATGTACCTCGACCGAATAGACGTCAATGGGAACTACGAACTCGGAAACTGCCGCTGGGCGACAGCTTCCGAGAATAGTAGAAATAGAAGACCTCAAAGTTGGGGTCATAGCTGGAAAAACCGCCACGATACTAGGCCTTAATACCATTCATAAGTATATGGGCCAAAGCATTACGAGTCTCAACTCCCCATTCTACCACAATCATCCTTTGCTCTGCATCTCCGGTCCTCGCCATCAAGAATTGACGGAAAGATCTAAAGAATGCTACTGCGAGATAGTCGGGATCGATAAGAAGACCAACATCGGTCGGAATCCAACGCGAAGGGATACACTTAACTCTACCGAAATCTGTTGCGAAAAGATCGACAGTACTTACAACTTCTGTTTTTCCGACCAGAACTTGCGTAGTAGATCGCCCGGTAAATGTTGAGGCTGTACGCTTCGGCCCCGGCGGCAATACCCACAATGTTGGAGATGCACCGTTCACGTACGCTTTTTGCATTGCGTCGCCGAGCATTTGTTCTGTCAATTGTATCTGATTAGCTCCCGCGACTGCAGCGAAGGCGTCCGTCGCAAGCGTGGGCAAGCCGGTCGTGTACCCAATAACCGCACCCGCGGCAGCCGAACTCTTGTCCACCGCCCGTCCAAGCCGATGCGAAAAGCCCTCGGTATTGCGTGCCGTCGTGTTGTCCGCGCCGTCGTTGCGCGCCTGCCGCGAGCACAGCACAAGTTCGATGTCCGACTTGAGCACCTTGCCCATCATCGCCATCTGATGCGCCATCTCGGACGCCTTGCCGGCTGCGTCCGATTCCTCCTGCGAACCGGAGACAGTCGCATCGCGCTCGTTGATCTGAGTGCAATTCTGCTGCCTTATGGTCGGCTGAGCAGCATTGGCCGAAAGAACAAAACCTTCGATCTGCGCCGGAATAGCGCCGGCAACAGGCAGAAATTCTGTCTGCCAGTCGAAGAAGCGGTTCTTGACGTTGCGCCGCCTCGACGCCGACATGACGGGCGTGTCGAACGGATCTATGTTGTAGATCGCCGATCTTGTTACCGTGACGCTGTTTATGCGCCACTTCTCCCTCTCTCAAGGGAGTCCAGACTATATCATCCCTTTCGGGCCGGGCGCTCGTGGGCGGATTATCCTTCCGTCACCGCCTAGTCGTTGAAGCTTCGGCCGCCCTGGCTTTCGCCTGCCTCGGCCGCTTGCCTGCTGATTGTCCAATCCCCTTTGCTTTTCAGGCCGTCGCGCTTGCCGTTGCCAGCTACGCTGTGGCGAAAGAGGCTCTAAGGAGTTCCCAGCAATTCACCCGGTTTCAGTCGAACTCAGATTGCTAATTCGACAAGTCTTCTCTATTGCCCACCGCCAGATAGGTGGTGAAGGCATTAGTTACTTTAGGCATCTGTGGAACCTCCTGGGTTAGAACATCTTACGGAACACGTCAGCGGCGTCATCCAGACTCCCGCTGTTCGCTAGTCTGCGCTGTGCTTCGTCGAGTCCTTTCCGCCGCGCATTCCCAAGGGGCGTAGCCGCGCCAGGAGGTATCGTTCGACCTTTACCCGGGACAACTGCTCGCGGTTGCGCCGCGACCATCCGGTCGTACTTGCTCGCCTTCAATAAGACGGTTAACATCCGTGGATCAAACACGGTGCTAATTTCGTGCTCGTTGAACCCTGCGCGCTCTGCGGTGCGCCGCATTGAACGAAGGTTCTTGTCCTTCTCTTCCTGCGTTTTGATCTTGTTGTCAAACAGGAACTTGGCGAAGCCCCGCTCGGCGTAGACCGCCAGCTGCCTGTCCGCCTCTTCCGCCTCACGCGCCTGGCGCTCCGCACGCATCTGCCGGGAGGCGCCGAGCTTCTGGTAAAGAAGCGTGTAGGTCTTTTGCTTTTCGCGCGCAGCGAGCGGATTCGCGCGAAATTCCGCGTCCCAGTCGTTTGGCTCCCGCGGCATCATATTGGCGACGTCTTCCTCATACGCCGCCCGCGCTTGGTCCCACATCGCCCAGTTCTGCCTCAGACGGGAGACCTCCTGCCCGACCTCGGCCTGAACATTCGCGAGATCCTGCATCCGCGCGTGGAAAGTCGCCTGGCGCACATAGCCGTTCAGCGCTTCCTGAAGCGTGACCTCGTGAGTCGCGCCGTCAACGGTTACCTCATACCTTTCCCCGCCCTCGGCGTCTTGCTCGGAAAGCCCTTCGGCGTCCCGCCGCCCGACGTCGGATGCCTCGCCGTCTTCTGCGTCGGCGAGTTCTTGATCACGTTCGAAGGACTCGTCAGCATCGAGGAGCCCGTCGCGTTCCCCTTCTTGAAGCTGCTGTCGCCGTGCGGCGGCGACATTAGCGCGTGTCTGGGAATTCGAAGCGCGCTGCTCGTTCCCCTCGTCAAGCCAACCATTGGCTACTCTCCTTTCCAGGTCAACATAGCGAGGATCCGCCCCGCCATCGGATGCGTCGCCCGTCGCCGGGTCGCCCTCGATCTCTCGAGAAGCGAACAGCGGTTGAGGCTTTTCGGCAGCCGCAATGAACTGCCCGCGATGATCCCGCGGCGGCTCCGGCTTCGAAACTTCAGCGGCGAAATCGCTCATTCATTCCCTTTTCGACATACTCTTGAGGATCGAAACAACCGCCGCTATCGCCCGTATCTGCGCTTTGAGCGCCCGTTCCGTGTCCGGATCGTCAGTCGCCATCAACTCTCCGAACCATTGCTTTTCGAGGTCAAGACACGCCTCGGTAAAGGCGATGTCCGCGAGCTTCTCGCGGGCGCCGGCGGCGAGCGCCCGAATGACGTCCTGGGGAGTTCGTTTAAGCGGCGGCGTCTGTGCGTTCATGTAGTGAGCCCCTTCACCGCCCACATCACGGCTTCCTCGATCTTCGTCCTGGCGAGCGATTGCTCGCGACCGCGAGGGACGCGCTCGTCAACAATCCCAATAAATTCGAGACCGAAGTCCTTCAGCATCTTCATGCTAATCTTCTCCTCCTCGCTAAGCACGCGATATTCGTGCCGCATCACATTGTTGACAGTCCTGTCGTCACTCGCACTGTCAATCATTTAGCCTTCCCTCTCGGTCTCTGCCGCGCCATCATCTCCTGACTCGCTCGATTAGCGCCGGCTGTGCGCTCCGCGCTCTCACGATCAGCATCCGCCGCCAACGCACCAACGACCGCCTTGCCCGTGTTCACAGCGTGCCCCGTCATTGCAGCATGGTGAGCGGCGGCAAGCCCAGTCATAGCTTGTTCATGGTCCGAAGCAAGCTTGTGCATCGCCTGCATATGCTGGCTCGCCATCTGCGCGGCCTGCATCTCCTGGTCGTTTTGCGCCTGCTGCTGATCGAAGCCTTGCTGCTGGGCGTCGTTCTGGGCGTTCGCCATGTCGACCTGCGACTTCTGGTCAGCCTGGTCGCTGTCGCTCTGGGCCTTCATCAGCTGGCCGGCGAGGGCGCCGAGCTTCGTCTGCTGGTCGACGCCAAACTTGCGCCCCTCAAGCGCGAGCTTCTGCAAGTCGATAACCGTACGAGAATGAAGCTCCTGATGCTTGAAGTCCATCTCCTGCTGCTGCTTCATCCGGTCAAGCGACTGCTGTCCGACCGCCTTTGCGCTCTCCGTCCGCACCTTCTCCAAAGCCGCCTGCGCGGCGACCGCCATCGGGTTCGGCTGCTGCGGCGCCGAGGTGATCGCCTGCAGCTCCTGCGGCGTCGGCGTTTTGAAATAGCGACCGACGTTCTTGATATTCGCAAGCGCGAGCATGTCAGTCATCGTATTCAGCATCTCCGGAATCCCGACCATTGGATTGGCCGGCCCAAAAGTTTGGAAGACGAGAAGCTGGTCCTGCTTGATCTGATTGAGCGCGAGCATGCGAACCATGTCCGAGCCCTTGCCCAGGTTCGCGTTGATCTCGACTTGCATCGAGGCGTCGAAGGCCGATGTGTCGTATGGGACAAACTTCCCATGAACGCGCAGCGTCCGCTGCTGGTTCTGGTTCTCGCAGATTTCGTTGTACAATCCTGTAAAAAGGTCTTTGAAGCCCGTCTCGCAGAGCACGCGTGCGACAAGTTCGATACGCTCTTGCGCGCCGTTAATGACCGCTTCGACGCCCAGCATAGTGCTCGACTGCAACGCCTTCGGGTCTAGCCCCTTGGCGGCGTCTGAGAGCCCCGTACGCCGCTGCAAGACGCTGTCAAGGTACTCGAGCACCGGCAAAGCCTGCTGACCCAGGAAGGGCGTGTTGGTGAAAGCGACCGCGGAATTGACGTCGCCCCTCGTCCTGATCACGGCGCCGAGGTCGTCGTTAAGCGCATCGTCGACCGTGACGACAAGCTCGTTCACCACCGTCTTCGGGTTGATCGACTCGGCCGCGCTGTCGAGAATCGCGCGCGCCGTATTCGTCTTGATCCTCTGAATATCCTGGGTGTAATCGGCCAGGCTGTCGCCCACGATCGTGTGTGAAATAGGATCGCAACCAAAATGCGCGAACCGGATCCGGTTCGTCTCGTCGTCCTCGACAATATGCCGGTCGTCGCCGATCGTCGTGATGCGCCGAAGCTCCGGCTGGCCATCTCCATCCTTGTCTATTTTTACATACCATTCCCCGAATTTGCACCCGTCGCCAATGCGCGTCCCCATAAAGCGCCCAGGATTACGAAGCTGCGGCTCGGTCGAATAGGTCGATTCCGCGGACTGGATATTGTCGAGGCAGAGGTCACGGTCATAGCCTTTGGCGATCAGCTGGTCGACCGGCACGATGCGCTCCCAGCCGACGACCCGGCTTTCCTTGAACGAACGCGCATAGCGATCGAGCCGCATCTCCTCCGGAGGCACCGCGGAGACCTTGGTCAGGGGCTTCGACACCTCGTACTCGATGATGACGCGATCATAGGTAGGCGATTGCGGAGGCATAGGAGGGGCGCCAGCGGCCATTGGCGGCCCGGGAGGAGGGGATGGCCCCATCGGACCTGAAGACGGCCCTGGAGCCCCCTGCAGAGGCATCTGACCCGCCGGTCCCGGCGAGCCCTGGCCAGGGTCCGGACCCTGCGGCGGCGCGGGCGCAGCCGGCATGCTCGGCGTCGGGTTGGGCGTCGCGGTCCGGATCGGCTTGCCCTGATAAACGACGCGCGCGCTCGGCTCTTCGCTCAAAATCAGCTGAATTTGTTCCTGGGTGATGTCGACGAACGTCTTGCGCCGGCGCTCGACGACGTCGTCAGTCCACCAAGTGACAAAGCCCGTCTTGACCGTTAAGGCATCTTTGAAAATTCCGTAAAGTATGAGGAATCCTGGGTTGTCGTTCCAAAAACAGTAATTGACGTAATCGGTCGCCTGCTCGGCGACGTTCACCTCGGCCTGGTTGCGCGGCACCAGGTAGACAGGCGCCTCCGACGCGCCGAAAAGCCGGATAAGGCTCGGCAGCATCATCATCACCGCGTCGCGGACGTCGGTCGAGACGTAGGTCGAGCGGTTCGGCGTGTCCTGGCTGTCTTTGTTCAGGATCTCGCCGAGCGTCGCGTTGGGGTCTTCGCCGATGTACGGCTGGTCCGGGAAAGCTTCATTGCCGATGAACGGATAATAACCGTAATAATACAGCTGGGCTTGCGATCTTTCCGGCGCGAGGATCGACGTCTCGTAATCCCACGCATCCGCCATCAACGTCTTAAGAAAATGCTCGTAGGTTTCGGGGTCAGCCGGATCGTAGCTCGCGTTTGTCGCCGCGTCGCTGTTTTTGAAATGGGCGAATATGCGCTCGAGGGCCATCGAGCGCAGAATTTATTCCGAAATTTGCGGCCTGTCCACCCGCGTCGCTTTCAAAGTAATTTTGATTGCCGTCCTGGCAATCGAAGCCGTTTTTCATGATAATCCTTAAATTGTGTTTCTCGTTCTTGGCGAGAAACACGGCCTGTTGTAAGAGCTTGATGACACTTGGTGCAAATTAACCACGTATGCATAAGGTCAGCTCTGCTAGTTTGATAAAAATGATCAAATTCGGCTAGACCGCGATACATTTGTCTATCAGAAGACACGATTTCGTTCTGCCCACAACAAGGACAACGACCTCCTAATTCGCAAACCGCATAAATATGGTCTTGCTTTGTAGTGTCGTTGACTTTTTTTCTTTTCGTGGATAGAGTCTGTTGGATTACGCCTATCTGACGAGATTGTTCAGTTAACTTAATGTGCATTACTTTTACTTCCGAAGTCACCCCTTCGATAGCTTTATCATGGCCGTCGAAACGTATCGCCAGAGGAGCAAAAATTTCCCGTGTCATCCGCCCGATCGCTTCGACGAGGTCCGCTTGTGACATGGGAGGCGACGGCGTCAATTTACCATGTCGCCAAGCGATAAAAATGGTGATGAGTTGTCTTCGAACTCCCTGGGCGGCGGGGGTTTCGGCACGCGTGCAAACGAGCAGCGCCTGCGCCTCGTTGAGCCAGTATTCCTTTACCTCCCGTTGTGCGCCACTGC